TTTACACTCAATTGGCTTTGCAATAAGAAATATCAAACCAACTAGAGTTATTATATGTTTTGATGGTAAAGGTGGTAGTCAAAGACGTAGAAAAATATATCCAGAATATAAGCAAAATAGAAGAGTTAGAAAGCATCTAACAAGAGCAAATACTTTTCAGTCTATAGATGATGAAAGAATATCTATGGGTCAACAAATAAATAGATTGACTCAATACTTAGAAACTTTACCACTCACAGTATTAGCAACAGAAAATATAGAAGCTGATGATGCAATGGCATATATTTGTCAACAAGTATATCCAAAAAGTCAGTGCATCTTAATGTCTACTGATAGAGACTTTTTACAATTAGTAGATGATAGAGTACAAGTTTGGTCTCCAACAAAGAAAAAGTTTTATGGTACTGAAACAATTAAGCAAGAATTTGGTCTCGAGTCAAAAAATTTTATTATATTAAAATGTATAACTGGTGATGGTTCAGACAATATACCTGGAATAAGAGGAGCAGGTATAAAGTCATTGCAAAAAAGACTTCCAATATTATTTGGACAAGATAAAGTAGAACTATCAGAAGTAATTAACTATGTAAATGACAATGGAGATAATACTCAACTATCAAAAGCACTAAGAAGTTCACAAGAACTATTAGAAACAAATCATAAGTTAATGCAATTACAAAATGTAGAAATATCAGGATATGCTAAAGAATCTATAATGAACATTGTAAATTCTGATATAAATAGGTTGAATAAACCAATGTTTGAGCAAATGATATTAGAAGATAATTTGAATGGTATATTTAAGAATCCTTCTCTTTGGTTAAGAGAATCATTTTTACCACTAGATAATATTATAGGACAATAATATGAATAAAGAAAAGTTTAATTATGGTTATAGTTTTCAGTGTAAACTGATAGCTAGTTTATTTAAGGATAGAGTATTTATACAGCAAATTATAGATATTCTAGATCCATCATATTTTGAATCAGAAGCAAATATAACTATTGTTCAAGCCATAAAAGACTATTTTTTCGAATATAAACTTCCTCCAACAATGGAAGTAATGTCAGTCAAAGTTAAAGAAATAGAAAATGACATGCTTAAAACTCAAGTTGTAGAACACTTGAAAGATTCATATAAACAATTAGATGCTCCAGACTTAGAGTTTGTAAAAGAACAAACAATAAAATTTTGTAAAAATCAAGTATTAAAATCTGCTATTATGGAATCTGTAGATCTTCTTGCAAGAGGAGAATATGACCAGATTAAAATGCGAATAGATGATGCAATGAAAGCAGGTTTAGAAAGAGCAATTGGCCATGAATATATTGACCATGTAGAAGAAAGATATTTAGAATCAGTTAGAAATACTATAACAACTGGTTGGGAAATAGTAGATGATATAGCAGATGGTGGATTAGGTAAAGGTGAACTTGGAGTATTTGTTGCTCCTTCAGGTATTGGTAAGTCATGGGCTTTAGTAAATGTAGGTGCAGCTGCAGTAAAAGCAGGATTAAATGTAATACATTACACTTTAGAGTTAAATGAAGCTTATGTAGGATTACGATATGATGCAGTATTGAGTGGAATACAGGCACAAGAATTAAAATACCACATAGAAGAAGTAAAAGATATTGTTGGAAAATTAAAAGGTAAGTTAATTGTAAAATATTATCCAACAAAAGGTGGTACTGTTAATACTTTAGCAAGTCACATTGAAAAATGTAGAATGCAAGGTTTTGACCCAGACCTAGTAATAGTAGATTATGCAGATCTTTTAAGAGGACATGGTAAAGAGGTAAGACATGAACTAGGTAATATATATGAAGATTTAAGAGGATTAGCTGGAGAACATGAAATACCAGTTTGGACAGCTTCACAAGCAAATAGGTCTGCATTAAGTGATGATATTATTGGTGCTGAAAAGATTGCAGAATCTTATGCAAAAATAATGACAGCAGACTTAGTAATATCACTAAGTAGAAAAATAGAAGATAAATTAGCGAATACAGGTAGATGGCATATAATTAAAAATAGATTTGGTCAAGATGGTATTACATTTCCTAGTAAAATGAATGCTAGCAATGGTCAAATAGATATTCATGCACCTGATTCTCTAGATGGACAAGACGTTCAAAAAGATATGGATAATCATTCAGAATATTTAAGAAAAGTTTTGAAACAAAAATATAATAAAGAATCTTAAATATGTATATATCGATATTTATTATAGACTGGCTGACGCCGGTCATTTTTATCTAAAAATAAAAAATAAAGGAAAAGAGGAATATGGAAGTATCAAATCAAATTTTATCAGAAATTACGGTTTATATGAAGTACGCAAAGTACGTACCGGAATTAAATAGGAGAGAAACGTGGGAAGAGTTGGTGACTAGAAATAAAGAAATGCATCAAAAGAAGTTTCCACAATTGAAGGAAGAAATAGAAGAAAAGTATAAACTTGTATATGATAAAAAAGTACTTCCATCTATGAGAAGTCTACAGTTTGGTGGTAAGCCAATTGAGATATCTCCAAATAGAATATATAACTGTGCATATCTTCCTATAGACTCTATTGATGCTTTTAGTGAAACAATGTTTTTATTATTAGGCGGAACAGGTGTAGGATACTCTGTACAAAGACATCATGTAGCAAAATTGCCAGCCATACAAAAACCATGGCCAAAAAGAACTAGAAGATTCTTGATTGGTGATAGCATCGAAGGTTGGGCAGATGCAATTAAAGTTCTTATGAAATCATATATGAATGGTGGTGGAAGTAGAGTAGAGTTTGACTTTTCAGATATTAGACCTAAAGGTGCTCAACTTGTAACTTCTGGTGGTAAGGCTCCAGGACCACAACCTCTTAAAGAATGTATTCTAAAAATAAAAGGAATATTAGAACAAAAAGAAACAGGTGAATATTTGACAACACTAGAAACTCATGATATTGTTTGCCATATTGCAGATGCAGTTCTTGCTGGTGGTATTAGAAGAGCCGCACTTATTAGTTTATTTAATGCTGATGATGACCAAATGATTGGTTGTAAGAGTGGTAATTGGTGGGAATTGAATCCACAAAGAGGTAGAGCAAACAATTCTGCAGTTTTGATGAGACATAAAATTACAAAGTCATTCTTTTTAGACCTTTGGAAACGTGTAGAATTATCAGGAGCTGGAGAACCAGGTATATATCTAAATAATGATAAAGATTGGGGTACAAATCCTTGTTGTGAAATAGCATTAAGACCTAATCAATTTTGTAATCTTTGTGAAGTAAATGTTTCAAACATTGAATCACAAGAAGACTTAAATGAGAGAGTAAAAGTAGCATCTTTTATTGGAACTTTACAAGCTGGATATACAGACTTTCATTATTTGAGACCAGTGTGGCAAGAAACAACAGAAAAAGAAGCTCTTATTGGTGTATCTATGACTGGTATCGGTAGTGGTAAAGTACTAGGATATGATACTAAAAAAGCAGCAAGTGTAGTAAAAAGAGAAAATACAAGAGTTGCAAAAATTATAGGCATAAACCAATCAGCAAGAACTACAACTGTAAAACCTGCAGGTACTACAAGCTTAGTTTTAGGTACAAGTTCAGGTATACATGCTTGGCACAATGATTATTATATTCGTAGAATTAGAGTTGGTAAAAATGAATCTATATATCAACACTTAGTAAAGAATCACCCTGAATTGGTTGAAGATGAATATTTTAGACCACATGATACTGCAGTTATTCAAGTGCCACAAAAAGCTCCTGAAGGTTCTATATTAAGAACAGAATCTCCTTTTAGTACATTAGAAAGAGTTAAAAAGATTGCAACTGAATGGGTAAAATCAGGCCATAGAAAAGGTTCTAACTCTCATAATGTATCAGCAACAATATCTTTGAAACAAGAAGATTGGGAATTGGCAGGAGAATGGATGTGGGAAAATAGAAATTACTACAATGGATTATCTGTACTACCTTATGATGGAGGTACATATACACAGGCACCATTTGAAGATATTACAAAGGAAAAATATGATGAAATGATGACGTCACTTAGTAGTGTAGATTTGTCAACAGTTATTGAAATAGAAGACAATACAGATTTATCAGGAGAATTAGCATGTGCGGGAGGAAGTTGTGAAATCACCTGATTGGATCCAAGAGTTATACCTTAAAGAGATGGTACACAAAAAGAGTACCAAAGGTGAGAAAACTCATGACAAGCATGGAAAAGATGCGTCAAAGATTGAAGCAGATTCAAGAAGAAATAAAGAACTTCCAGGAAAACTGCAGCCACAAAAATCAGTTTATTAAGTTTGATAGTAAACAGAATGCAAGATGGTTTTGTGCTAGGTGCGACCAAATGATTAGAGTACCAAGCCAAAAAGAAATAGAAGATTGGATTCAGAAATGAAATATGTTATAGGAAATAATTTAGTGGCCACAATGGCAGCATATCTTTTACCTAATGTAAAGCATATAAAGTCACCTACACCAGATCTAGATTCTTGGAACATAGAGACTTTTTATATTCCATATTATTGTTTAGACTTTGTGAAATCAGTTTTACCTGGTGCAAATCTAACCAAATATGAACTTAGAACAATGTATGATATGAGAGCAACACTCTCTGCAGTAAAGCCTAAAAACTTCGACCAAATTTATACTTTGTATACTAGAGGAAAGGTAAATGTAGAAAAAGAATATTTAAGAACAATATCAGAATCTCTAGATGTTATCTCTATAAATGGAGAATCTCCATTAAATTCTCTAATTATTCTTTATGACGAGCTGCAAAAAATAACAAGTGAAAAGGTAGAAGAAAAAATAGTAAAGGAAATAGACCCTGAACAAAAATTGATAAAGCTAGATGATGGAATAGAATATGTATATGATAAACTTCTCTATACAGGAGATTTAACCAGCTTACTTAATCTTGATTCAAAAAACACTATTGAATATTATATATCAAAAAACTATGTAAATGGTGAACCTTTTTCTCTACCTGTTGTAGATAAGTACGTATATAGATGTAAACTAGAAAATAAAAACGATATAGAAATATCAAAGATATTTAACCAAATCGCTACAGTTGGAAAGCCTTGGTTTAGAAAAATATATTACAATGGAAGCGTAGTTTATGAGTCTCTTAAACAAATATTTGATGATAAAATAGAAGATAATTCTGTACAAGAATATATAGAAGAATCTCAAATCACAAATACTTTAGGTATAACAAAGGTTACAGGTATTGACCTACTTGGAAAATGTGCTGAATGGAATAATTCTGTTGGATTCGGCCATGTAATTCGTAGATGTAATTCATTATTAGAATATTATGGTGATGATGAAAAAAATCATAAAATTATTTTTCCAGGTCAAGAAAATTTATTATATTAAATAATATGAAGAAATACGAAAATTTACACGACTGTTTTCAGTCAAATCTACAGGATATTACCTATAGTGGTAATAAAGTAACTAGTAATGGAAGTACACAAACAGAACTATTATTTCAATCTATGGAAATATTAGATCCAACCAAACTTTCTATTGACCATCCATCTAGAAAATTTAATCCAGGATATTCAGTATTAGAATTTTTATGGTATCTATCGGAACATAAAAAAACAAATAATATTGGTAAGTGTGCAAATATCTGGTTAAAGATACAAGATGAACAAGAAGAAGTAGAATCTAATTATGGTACTTATATTCTTGGAGAACAATGGGATTGGATAATAAATGAGTTGGCTAATGATAAAGATTCTAGAAGATGTACTATTGTAATTCATCAACCTCATCATAAAACTAAAAATGCAAAAGATCTTCCATGTACACAGTATCTTCAGTTTTTTATTAGAGATAATAAGCTACATCTTGGTGTAAACATGAGAAGTAATGATATTATTTTTGGTTTCTGTAATGATGTATTTAATTTTGCACTATTTCAACAACTTATGCTAAATGAACTTAAATGGAAAAACTACTATCCTGACTTAGAGTTAGGTTCTTATTTCCACCATGCAGGTAGTTTACATTTGTATGAAATGCATTACGATATGAGAGATAATATTCTTATGGATAATTGTTTTAGTAAAGATACAAGTTATGAGCTACGCCCATATGTAACTAGAGACTATATTAAAGTCAATAATATGGCATTGCCAAAAGAAGATTTACCTAAGTTAGAATTATTTGCATTCACAAATGCACAAATGAAAAAGTTATTTATATGAAAAAGAAAGAATCAATACTTAAAAGAGCAGATAATGTAGTTAATCATAGATCTGAAGAAAAAGAAAGACAATACGGTCCTTTTAGTGAAGGTATGGAAAGAGCTGCAAAAATAGCAAGCGGTATGACAGGAAAAGACTTTACAGCAGAAGATATGTATTCTGCGCTAGTTGCACTAAAACTATCTCGTCATTCGTATAACTATAGAGAAGATAATTTATTAGATTGTGTAGCATATCTTGGTGCACTAGACAATTATATAAAGGAGAATAAAAAATGAAAATTAACGTTATGAAAATAGGTGCTACTATAAATGCCAACAATGGTAGTATTCTTACGGATGAAATAAATGTCGTAACAAAAATGTTGGCAGACGAAGGCCATGATGTTCACTATCATACTACAAGAACTAGAAATATGATACCTTTGCCACATGCAACTTTTCATGACCTAGCAGAAGTCACAGAACAATCTTTCAGTGATTATGATGCATTGATAGTATTTAACGGTAATGCGAACTTTTATGGTGGTCAAGAAGCTAGAGGTGATTTGATGGCATATAAGTTTATCAATAAGTCTACATGTCCTGTTTTTTACTTTTTAACAGATTGGTTATTACCACTTCAACAACTTTGGCCAAATGTAGAAAAGAAACAAGTACAATACCACTGGGATAATCAATATACAAAAGATGAGATTGAAGTTGTTAGAGAAGATATTATTATGATATCGCAAATATATAATATGGAAACTCTACAGGCTAAATATCTAGATAAAAGAGGAATAAAGTACGCTGATATTATTTACTTTCCTCTACAAGACTTTATTATTCATGAATATCAGCCAATACCTTTAGTAGAACAACAAGATAGATGGTTAGATTTAATTTATGGTGGTACATATAGAGGTGGCCATAGACAAGATAAAATGATAGAATATTATTTTGACTATCCACAAGATATAAATGTTCAAATGTTTGGTAATATAAAGCCAGAACATTTTAGCAAAAAGAAAACAGCAGATATGAGGTTTCCAGACTTTATTAGTAAAAAAGTAAAACATAGAGAATTCTTTGATAGAATGCAAACTTCAAAAGCTACAGTCACGATTAGTGATAAACTGTATGAAGGTTCTGCAATATCAAATAGAACAAATGAATCTATTATTGGAAATGTAGTATCTTTTATAGATAGAGGTTATGACCCTGAAATGAGAATATTTAGTGATGATTTATTACGTAAATTTAATTATGTAGAGAAAAAGTCAGATGTTATAGCTAGATTAAAATATTTGAAAGATAACCCTAATGCATTTGATGAAATAATAAAGAGACAGTATGAAGATGCAACAGGAAAAATGTCAAAAAAACAATATTACAAATCTTTTGTAAATATAGTAGAATCAAAATTAGAAAATAAACAAGTAGAGGAAATACAATGGTTTCAGAATTAAAATTTGTAAAAGTAAAAAACGTAAAAAGCCCAGTTAGAGGAACTTCAGAAAGTGCAGGTATAGATTTTTTTGTACCAGACGACTTTGAAACAATAGTATTATTACCTGGAGAATCTTGTTTCATTCCTAGTGGTATTAAGGTAAATGTACCAAAAGGACATGCACTTATAGCATTTAACAAAAGTGGAGTAGCAGTTAAGAAAAACTTTCATGTAGGTGCTTGTGTAGTAGATGAAGATTATCAAGGAGAAGTTCACTTAAATTTAACAAACACTGGTAATTTACCACAGGTTGTTGAAAGAGGAGATAAAATAGTTCAGTTTCTTTTAGTACCTATAAACTATGCGAATCCTATAGAAGTTGAACCAAAAAACCTATATACTAAAGAATCTGAAAGAGGAGAAGGCGGATTCGGAAGTACAGGTACAAAATAATTGTTAATAACTTTTTGAAAATAATTACCCAGAATTTTTCTGTGTCAACAAAATTGATTATATTTATACTATAAATAAAGAACAGGTTATATGAAATTATCAAGATTATCTAGTAAGTTTGACAAAGGCTTCTTTAATATGTATCAGTTTGGCTATGCTGAAGATGATAAACTAGGAGTAAAAGTAGATCGTATAAGAGACTATTTTTATTATTCAGCAGAACATATTGATGATATTTTAGATATTCGCCAGTTTGATTGTAAAAGAACAGACTTATATACAACACTATATGGTGATAAAGTTTACAAAGTTTATTATTCAGCAATAAAAGCTAAGAATGAACTAGTAAGGAAATATCCAGATAGAATTCACCAAGCAGACGTAACACCTGAATTTAAGTTTATGTTAGATAGAAAGCTTGAATGGTCTAGTAAACGTCATATTATGTATTTTGATATTGAGACTTGGTTTGACCCTGAACAGCCAAAAGCAAACATGCCTCATAAAGCAATGATGCCTGTTACTTCAGTAGTCTGTTATTCTAATTTTCATAAAAAGTATTGGGTAATATCTTGGCATCCAGAACATACTAAAGATTTTGATGAACCAAAAATAACTGAAAAAGACAATGTTAATTATATGCTTTGTAAAGATGAAAAAACTGTTTTATTAAGTTTCATTGAATTACTAGGCATAATGAAAACAGACGTTCTTACAGGATGGTATTCTGCAGGTTATGACCTTCCATATATCATAAATAGATGTAAAAGACTTGGTCTACCTTATGAGAATCTTTCACCACTAAAAGATGTTTATATTAAAAAGCGTGGTGAATATTGGAGAATAAACATAAAAGGTTTAGACCATGTCGATATGATGGAAGCAGTTCAAGATATGGGATATAATCTTCCTAATTGGAAACTAACAACTGCAGTTAAAGAAATTATTGGTGATGAAGATCTAGATAAACTTACTGAAGTTACATGGAGAGATTGGATAGATAACTATAAAGGATTTATCGAGTATGGTATTCGAGATGTAGAGATACTTGCAGAATTA